AATGTTTGGTCCATCATAATTAGGATCTTCATACACACCACGAGTAACTGCCATTGAAAATTTCTCATCATTGGGATTGATGCGTGGGATCCACTTCCACCTAATGGACCCTCTCCAACCTGAATGGCAATATGTTACCCAATGTAGCAATACAGTGTTGACATAATTGTATCCAGCAGCTAAGACTGTGGTGTTTACAGCACCAGCTACAGCACCTCTCAAATAGGGGTACGGTGGCACACTACCATAAATGAGCATATCAGTCTGAGCCCCCCCGTCATTGCTAGCAACAATAGAATGCAAGTTATAACGTTTGAGTAGTGTTCTGAAACTTGTAATAGCCTCACCACTGAAAACTCTATTCATGGAATCATCAACATCACCTTCTGGCCCCAATTTCTCAGTCATTGTGTGGTATGGTGCACTTGGTTCATTCGTGTTCTGACTTTCAGGAACTAACACACCAGATTGTGCTTCAAAACCACTCTGGGGCTTAAATGTGAAATTCTGAAAGTGATCATCTGGCACAAACACTTCAAAGTCATCACCCATACTAACATATACATTAACCTGAATGTCATTATTGGCGGTAGAATTGGGTGTCGTAAGCTCGTTGACAACATAAACACCCAAAACTCCATTGCCAGGTGCATTGGCAGTGTAAGCTGTGGTGCTATACATATTGGTGACAGAAGTAACACCTGGGGTGGCATGATCAAGCAATGTATTTTCTTGTCCATTACCAATCTCAAGGGTAAAATCTGTCTTGTCAGCGATGTCAACAATCTGTAAATAATTGGTGTTGTACTCATTAGATGACAAAACATTAGGATCATAGACAAATTTGAGACGACCTTTGTGAAATGCCGAACAAACGATTTGAAATCTAATACGCATCTTACCTGTCCAAAATTTGAAAGGCATAGCTGCAACTGCACAGGCAGGGAAGTGAAACGCTGTGGGTGTTCCTTCCTCTGCCCAAGTTACAGGATCCAATCTCATGTTGAACAATATAGATTCAGGTGCGGTACCAATATTCCAATTAAAAGTCGTCAAATACGATTCCCTCATTGCAATCTCCTTGATGTTCATGGGATCTGCCCCATTAACACCTGATATTCGAGGATCTATGGTCAATTCCTGTTTGTCATCAACGGTGAGTTTGGCCAAACCATCTGGTATGGTACACACAGCCAAATCAGAAACAGGCCTAGGTTTATATGCGGTAGGATTCTTCGTCTCAGGGGGCCTACAATAACCCAAAGCTTTAGCAACTTTGGCAACTGTAGTGGCACCCATCTCAGTAGCTGTGGCATAAGGTTTCATCACGGGTATACTTTTCAAGGCAGATGCAGCTTTAGCAACTGCTGTGGCTGGTCCCGAGATGAACCCCTTGCTATTGGCTTCGTCGACTTCGTCAGACTCCATACCTGACTGTGCGACAAGGGCACTAGATTCATCAGATGTCAAGACAGACAAAGTGACATCTTCAGCCCATGCAAATACAGAAACAGTTACCTGATCCGTAGCACCATTGGCATGCTTAAGATCATTGATTGATCTAATGTACATTCTGCCCATGTAAAGCCAATCACTAGAAGGGATGTTCATATTATTCTTGTAGAAAAAGAAAGGCAAATGCAGCTCACCTCCTGATGAAGTTGTAGGATCCAGAAAGATTTTAGGCATTTGTGAAGCCTGGACTATATCTTCCTGGACAAGAAATCTGGTAGTAGTCAAATCATCAATCAAATCATGTGGCAAATAATGGGCAATGGCTCTACCATATTGAAAACCATTGCCGTTGATGACAATTTTCACTTTAAGACTACACCGAAGTAGGTTGTAATTCGTTATCCTATTAATGACTCGTGGGTTAGTAAAATACTCTTCCCATGGGTTAAAATCAAAACCTAATGAAGTTCCAGTTCCCCATTCCTGTTCAGCAATTTTGATGGGTCTACTGAAGAAATTCCCTAATTCAGCATCGTTAGAATCTGTTGCCATACGTGTCATATCAGTCTCAAAGGGCATATCGTACTCATAAGAACTAATCTGATCTGCAAACTTCACATTCTGATGCTTGGTATCATTTTCAGTGTTGTTAACGTTGGAATCAGCTACAGTGATCATCCCAGACTGGGGTACAAAAATAGTATCACTGCAATGACGGCAGAAACAATCGTGGCGACGCTGGCCATCGATGCTATAAAGTGGTCTCGAAAACACCTCGATACATTCGGGAATAGGCATCGGAATTTGCAAGCCATTTCTGTTGCGACTACTCTTGCATTTCCGAAAATTGCCAGCAACTAATGTTTCAGTTGAGATAGTGTTTGCTGGCGTACCTGCTACCTCAAGATTTTCGCTTTCGCTATTGTTATTATTATTATTATTTAGTGTGTCGAGTGAGCTATGTAAAACCAGGGTGTACACTCATACCCCTGGCATATATATTTTAC